TCTTAATCGCCCTATTAATTCTTTAAAGCCTTCATACTTAACCTCTGAACATTCTTCTATCCAAATAAGCGAAATGTTATTAATAGACTTTAATTTTGCAGGTTTATCCATCCCTTTAAAGATGATTTTACTGCCATTCGGAAAGCGTATTTGCATAGGGGAACTGACACAACGTATTTTATCAGCTAAACCCATATCCTCAATAATTTCTTCAAATAGAGAAAATGTAGAATCTCTGTGTGTATCATATACTTCCCGTACCACAAGCGCTGTTCTTTTTTCCTGCAATAGCTTTAATATAATCTTTAAAGCGACATGGTAACTTTTACTCGAACCATAACCGCCCACAAGAACTTGAAACTTATGTTTCCAATCAAAGAGAAAGTTTTCGAAGTGAGGATTCACTTCTTTTTCTATCATGATGTATCACCTTTTCGTTTTATCATGATTTCAATTGGATCACTGTCATTGTTGTCTGTTATTTTTTCAACCTCGGCTTTTGTTTTATCAATAACAGCTCTCATTCTTTCAACTTCCAGCAGCCTATCATCGTCATAATTGGCCAATTCATAAAACTGCTTAAGCATGCTTCTTAATTCGCCCATTGACCTGCTAAGGGAATTCATAAATGTTGCTTGGCGATCCCAGGCGAACTGGAATTCATATTCAACCTCTTCGCTTTTCATTTTGTCTCCACTTGACTGTTTTAACTTCTTAAGCTCTTTAATCATCTCGGTTTTACCTTCGACATACATAATTTGTTGCGCCCGCATAATGGATGCAAACTGCATTTTTATATTCATCCAAAGAATGTCTAAAGGTGAAATGTCGTCAATATCGTTAACAATGTTTAGCGTCTCTTGAGGCAAATATTTAGCGAATAACCCGTGCGTAACAGCATTGCTATTCTTTTTTGGAGCTCCGCCCTTGTTACCTAAAGCATTTTTGTTTCCTGGTTGCCCACCTTTTTTTGTGTGCACACTTTTTTCTTTGGGTGCACCCTTGTTACGTTCCCATCCATGCCGGCGTTTCCAGGACTTTACCGTATTAATTGAAACGCCGTATTTCTCAGCTATATCTTTATATTTCATTCCTTTGTTGTAATCTATTTCGGCCTTCTTATGTCTAGCTTCCATTTACATCAACACCCACCCCCGTATGTAATCGAGTTGTTTTGAACGAAAGAAAAAGACACCCCATGTTTGAGATGTCTACAGATACTTTTATTTTCTTTTTCGATAGTTCAACACATCTTCTTTCAAGAATAATCGTTCTCGTGGCGTTTGCTTGATCGGCATTAGTGTACCATGGTCAACCAATTGCTTTATATTCTGCCTGCTGCAACCTATTAGTTCTACAGCTTCTGTAGTTGTCACCACTTCATTTTCCAAAAAACTGCGTAGCTGGTCCACATTATCAAAGCAGTATTTACTCTTTGTCATGCTTCTTAAACCTCCACTTGATTATTATATCTATTGTTGTGATAATTAACCAAATTACAGCTATTACAGAAGCAATAATATCCAATGTATGCAGATCGTTATAATCCATGAATGTGAAGTGGTAAATAAACAGACCTAACAGCACTATATTGAACCAGTCGTAAGTTTTCATTTTGTTTGTGAACATGGTATACTTTGTATTGAGAAGGGGAATTTCTTCCCCCTCGGGCTTACTTGCGACGTTTCTTCTTGGTGGGAGAGCGTCGCTTTTTCTCTTTTTTCCTGTCTTTCATTTCACCCAGATTTTTTATTGTGGTTACTATAGCCGCTATGCTAGCTGTAGACCAAGTTATTAATCTAAGTATTCTTTCGACATCTTCCATGTTCACCTTTTTCCCTCCTTCCTTACTTATATTATAGCATTTATATTTACGTACGTCAATATAAATTTGTTGTTTTATGTATTTATTTTGCAAACAAAAAACACCCAACACACAACATTGGATGCTTTTTGCTATATTATAACCCTTAAAGGAGTTTGTAAGATATTTTTCTTACGGTATCATCTTAACACATAAATAGTTGCAATGTGGTTGCAGATTTTTTGCAGACTCACTTTTCAAACTGGATGGCTTCGATTCCAAAAAAAATGACTGGTAAATCTTCTATTGCTTTATTCAAGTATCTGTATACTGTTACCTTATCAATACATTCTCGTTCTGCTATTTCTCGTATTGTGTATTTTTTAGGCGTGATATACTTCATCTCAAGAACACGAAAATATTTTAATTCATCCTCGCTGCAAGAACGTTTGTAAGCTTCCATTTTCCCTCTGACAAAATACACCATGGCAATGGACTTCGTTTTACTCTGTTTAATTGATTCAATGCTTTCAAGGTTAATCTCATCAATATCCAAGTCCTGGATAGATGTATTCTCAAACTTAACCAAATCATCTTCTAGTTTTTCGCAATGAAGTACAAGCGCCCTGTAATGTTTCAACAGCAGTTTAATATTACGTAAACGCCTGTCATGCTTTTCTTGGTTGCGTTTATTCTCATCTTCTTTATATGCTTTAATTGCTTCTCTTGAAGCTGTTTCTGTAATTAGCTTTAGCTGTTTCTCTGTAATGTGCATCAGGCACCCTCCTTCACTTTCAACTATTCATCATCGCCAAACAGTGACTTCATTTCTTGTAGTAGCTGTTCATCTGTATATTTCTGAAATACAGATTCGTTAACTCCTTCAGCTAATGCCAATTGAGCTATGATAGATTCTCTTTCGTTATGATCCACGATTATTCATCCTCTCATAGATTTCTTTTAACCAATCTACTAGCATAATCATTTGCTTTTTAACCAAGTCATTATTTCCATACTTATTGCTCATTTCACCAGTAGACCGCATAACCCAACTCCAAAACTCGTTGCTATGCATACCGAACGCCATCGCTTTGTTATTACACTCATTTATCCAATTAGCAACTTCAGTATAAAAAGCTTGATAGTCCATCAAATCTCCTCGATTCGAATATAAATACCTGGTAGCTCCGCCCAAAACTTTTCAGCTACCAAACTAACGATCAATGAATCATCCTTCCAAAATCCTAAATCCGTCATGCAATCAAATAATAGCTTCTGGCTGTTATCAATATCCGGCTTTGTATATTTATATTTACCATTCGTGTGTTTCCCGGTAATCGGGAATAACCACTTCACATATAACCGAATCGGATTGTTAAACTTCTTTTCTGGAGCATGTTTTCCAAGGTGAGCCATCAACTTAGTACGTGCAGCCTTTAATTGTTCTGGTTCATAGAAAACGGGCTTCCCCTTCACTACCGTTACCTGTTTCTGTTGATGAGTTACAGTTGGTACTTTTTTCATTGGCATAAAGAATTCAGTTGTCATTCTTCATCCTCCTCGTAATCCACACCCTGCCATTTGCCTGTTTCGGGATTATAAAAAATGTCTTTTGAATTTGATACATCTGTAAATACGTGTTCAATTAACGCCGGTCTTTCAGATAACCATTTCAAAACTTCGCTTTTCCTATGGCTGTATTTTTCACCTGGTAACGTATGGTAAAGAGGCGGCATATTTCTGGCAACTCTTAGCTTTGGATGTTTTTTCCTTTTAGTCAATTTTATCCACCTTCCATTTTTTTACTTTTTGCTGACTGAAATTTTTCATTGTCGTAGGAAGAGAAAATGGTGTGGCGGGCTGCGCTTGAGCCCACCACTTTTTTCTCTACGACCTACGGGAGGGAAACGGAAATGTTATATTATTAATATAAGGTTTTCCCTTCCCTGTGAAATTCTCGATATTTCTCGACTTTTTCCCTCTCAGTGAAGGGAAGGAAAAGTACCGATATTTTCCCTGCTTAGGGAAAGGAAAATATTCGAGTTTTTCCCTAATGAAGGAAAAGAAATAGTTCGAGAATTTCCTTGTTTCCCTAAAAAGGGAAAGAAAGAAAAATATCGACTTTTTCCCTTTTTATTTATCTGGTTTTCTTCCCACTTCGCCATTCGTAATCCAAAAACCACCATGATTTTTAATTCTGTTTCTTACAGTTTTTGGAGTGACTCCCATAAATTCTGATAATGAATCTAATGTGACAGTGCCATCTATCGTACAAGACTCGTAAGCTATTTCTAATGATTCGTTCTGTTCCTTCTTCTTCTCAGCTGAACTCTTTTTCTTTTGAAAGTTTTTCTTCCAAGTTGGCTGTTCGTTTTCAGGCTGTATATCCTTTAAAACTCCTACTTCATCCACTTGATGGACAGGATACTGGAACCACATATTCACTGGTTCAAACTTCGGATATTCACGTAATGTTCCTTCGATGCGCCATGCAGAACGTACACGCACACGCTTTACAGCTTGATTTATTTCTTCTTCCACCTTTTCTAAAACTTCTGGAGGTAGCACCCGTTTGGCATGCGTATTCATTTGCGCTACGCTCTGCTGATCATCTATACCAACATTCTCGTCAAAGTAATCAAAGTTAGCTTGTTGAATCGCCTTAGCGTATATAGCAGTAGCTGCAGCACCTTCTTGTTGCTTGTTCAATTCCTCTGTTACTTCTAGTTCTACTAAGTCAAGAAGTGCATCAGGATCCCTTGCAAACACGCCTGAACCACTAGCCCTATCCATAGATTTTTTACCACCCTGTGTACCTTTTGAATGATGGTGACAGTAAATAACGCTAGAACCCAGCTCAGTGGCTATTTTGTCAAATTGATTGGTGAAATGCGCCATTTGATCAGCACTGTTTTCATCACCCGTCAACACCTTATAGATAGGGTCAATAATAACCGCAATGTAACTTTTCTTTTGCGCACGTCTAATTAGCTTTGGAGCCAACTTGTCCATAGGAACAGACTTCCCACGCAAGTTCCAAATATCGATATTATTAATGTTATTAGGTTGTAACCCTAATGATTGATATACATCTTTAAATCGATGCAAAGCACTGGCTCTATCTAATTCAAGGTTGACGTATAACACCTTTCCTTGTGTACATGGCCATCCAATCCACTTAGACCCTTCCGCAATTGCTATGGATAATTCAATTAAGGCAAATGACTTTCCTGCTTTTGATGGTCCGGCCATTAACATCTTATGACCTTGTCTAAGTACTCCTTCAATTAACGGTGGAGCAAGTTCTGGCATATGATCCCAAAACTCTGTTAAGCTTTCAGGATCCGGCAGATCGTCGTTCACATCTTCAATCCAATCATGCCACTCTTCCCAATTTGGTTTACCAATGTTCGTATCGATGATGAATTGCTTTTTACCATTTCTTACGACACCTGGCATGCGCGAGAGTCTGGAAGGATTTCTGTTTTGATTGTCAATGTTCAAGCCGTTCTTTTTGCATACGTTATACAGGTAATCAACACGTTTTCTATATTCGTCATAATTAGCAGCATCTATTTTTACGATGGCATGAATACTCTTTTTGCCACTATAAACAAGCGCTGCAATTGGTAACTCTAACTCTCGTAAAATAGCGTTTTGCTTTTCTAAGTCCATCGTGTCTGATTCTACCAATGCATATTTATATTCTGTGACATTGTCATTTTTCACGCCTTTTCCGTCTAAAGGATTGAAACGAATCCAAGCGCCAGCTTCGGGGTTATAATCACCTAAAACTGCCCCAACGTCTCCATTCGATTCATTTAATGCTTGTATTAGCTCGCCAGCTGTACGATCCCAATTACCTTTAGTAGGCAAGTGTTTCCCTTCATCGTTTTGCCAGGTGGATACGACATAACCAACATTCTCCGATGCTTCAAACAATGTTTCTAAATAGGTGGTCAGCTCACGAACCGGATTCCACATTGTTGGCTCTCTTATTTCCTGACCTTCAATCCAGTTTTTATCAATAACAACGTAATCATCATTACCAGCTATTTCATCGTTCCAATCTAGTTCACGATCATCACCTGATCGGTGTGGTTGCCATCCGTAGTCTTTGGCCATTTGAGTAATTGTCGCACCCGTAATGCCATTCCCTTCAAATGTAGTCCATTTTTTAAAACATTCTCCTGGATGGTAACGGGCGTTATCTCGTCTGCTCCAATCTTCCCAATCGCTTGCGGTATAGCCCTCATGTTTGAGAGCCATACCTATATTTAGCCATTCTTGATAATCAAGCATAGACGGATCTATATAATCTAATAGGGCGAGTAAATCTAGTTTGTGTTCCAAACATTTCACCAACTTTCCATAGTGACTTTTTACTAGATCTATTTTTTGAATACAAAGTCATAATTGCCTTTGACATCCTCAAGCTTCAAATACGAATATATTTCACTCAACATGTCTTTAATTTCTTTCTTTTGACGTAGAACATAGTTCTTATAAATTTCTGGGTCAAGTAACCCTTCTTTAACCATAGCTGAAGTTAGTTCTACTTTTCCGGTAAGATCTGCTATTTCATTTCCCATAGTTTTCACTTTATTTCTTGCATAACCAGTAAAATGTATTTCTTCATTTATTTTTTGCACTTCTTGTCTATTCAATGATATCTCTCCCTCTTACTCACCTTTATATTCTTTTGGATTTATACCTTTCGGTATTCGCCAACCGTTACCAGCAATTCGATCTATTAATCGTTTTGCATTATCAAACGACCATTTCCCTACATGCTGAAAACCACGTTGTTCTAAGAAACGAATCTGTTTAGGAGTCGTTAACCCTTGCTCTCTTCGCTTATCTAAACGATCAAGAATTTTGCTGGCCTTTCCTGCATTATCAATTTGATCTGGCATAATACCTAGCTTCTCAAGTTTCTTCACTTGTTGCTCACTAGGTGGACCCATTTCCCATCCGAATGAAGGAACATAGCCAGATAAATCTTCTGCTTGGATACTCATTTCAAATTGAAGTGGATCCACTAACTTTCGCTTCCTACGTTTCATTTCTTGTAATTGCTTAGCCAGTGCTTCCTCTCGTTGAGCCACTACATCCTCTGCTGCTGTTTGTTCCACTAATTCTAAATCAAGTGGTACCCCAGCCTCTTCAATTTGTTTTGTCATCGCTTTGGCCACTTCATCATTTTCAGCAATTAAGTGAGCTGGATGACATAGCTCATGGCGCTCTGTATGCCACAAGAAATCCAATAATAATAATTCAGTTTTACCATGATGAAGTCGGGTACCGCGCCCAACCATCTGGCTGTATAAGCTACGTACCTTTGTTGGCCTTAATACGACAATGCAATCAACTGAGGGGCAATCCCATCCTTCCGTTAGTAACATGGAGTTACAAAGTATGTTATATTTACCTTTATCGAAATCTTCCAATATTTCAGCTCGGTCTTTACTTTCCCCGTTTACTTCAGTTGCCTTAAACCCTTTTTCGTTTAATATTTCCGTGAACTTTTGGCTTGTTTTAACGAGTGGCAGAAAGACAACGATTTTTCTATCCTTAGCTACTTTCCACATTTCTTCAGCTATTTGATTTAAATAAGGATCCAAAGCTGAACCTAAATCGCTCGTTTTAAAATCTCCTGCTTGTTGACTTACTTGGGATAGATCTAACTTCAAAGGAATTGTTAATGCTTTAATTGGACTTAAATATCCCTCTTTAATGGCTTGGGGCAAAGTATATTCAAAAGCTAAGCTTTCAAAATAAGATCCCAAGTTCTTCATATCTCCCCTATCTGGTGTAGCTGTTACCCCTAAAACATTAGCTGATTCAAAATGGTTTAAGACTCGCTGATAACTATCAGATATACAATGATGCGCTTCGTCAATGATGATCGTATCGAAAAAATCACTATCAAATTTTGCTAGTCGTTTTTCCCTCATTAATGTTTGAACGCTTCCTACTACTACACGAAACCAACTACCTAATGATGTATGTTCAGCTTTTTCGGTAGCGCATTTTAACCCTGTTGCCTTCTCCAATTTATCTGCAGCTTGTTCTAACAATTCACCCCGATGGGCAAGGACGAGAACACGCTCGCCCTTTTTGACTCTGTCCTCAATAACTTTACTAAAGACAATGGTCTTGCCACATCCGGTAGGTAGAACAAGTAATGTTTTTTTAATGCCTTTATCCCATTCCGATTGAATTGAATCCCTGGCATCTTGTTGATAATCTCTTAATTGCATAATCTTGCCTACCTCCTAAAATTGACCTGGTGTAAATCCGCCTTGCCCCTGTTGAGGGGTATTATTAGTTGGAAATGGCGCTTGTTGATTCATTGGTTGGCCTTGTGGCATACCTTGTTGCATTGGTGCACCTTGTTGTTGTGGAAAAGCTTCCTCGTATGGGTAAAACTTTTTTACTTGATTATTGGTACGTTCTTGGCCGTCGTTCCCAATAAACTTATTAATTTCTAGCTGCAGCTTTCCTTTAGCACCAATAACGCTATTCCAATCCATACGTAACTTTTCACCTTTTTTCTTTTGCCCAATACCAGTGAAGAAATTTGATAACAGTCCTTCTGTTTTGGTGTGAAGTAACAAGTTATGAAAGACGACAACATTCCCATGTTCTTGCGAATGTACTGTTAACTCCAACTTAGCTTGGTTACAAGGAGGCATTTTCGCACTACCTTGAAAACGACCACGTTCAAATTTGGTTACAGTAAAATGGTAGTCTCCAGCTGGTAGCAATATAAATTCGCCACCATCACGTTCTATCTCGTCATCCCAGCCTAATTCTCTTTCTTCAGTACTCATTCCTAATTCCTCCAATTAAATAGTCTTTTAAAATGGTAGATTCTTTCTAAATTCCTCTATCATTCCATACACTTGCTGCCAAGCTCCTACAAGTACGCCTTCGATGAAGCTAGGATCATAATTTGTAATTGGCGTATCTTGTGGATAGTAACCTTTTTGACTAACTGCTATTTGTATCTCACCTTCTGAAACATTATGGGCTATCATTAAATCTCTTAAAGCCTTTGGTATATTTTGATCTAAAGTATCTTGAATCGGCTCTTCTATATTTCCTGCATTACTTTGCTGCATCGGTTCTGGTTGTGTTACTGGCTGTTCAACCGGACTTGGTTGTGTTTGTTGTATAGGCTCTGGTTGATTCACAGGTTGAGATTTCTTCTGAAAAATATGAGCAATGCTTGAAAAATTAAGTGGTAATTCTTCAGGTAACCCATGCCTGTTTTTGGCATCCCATGCCGGATGATGTGTAGTGTACATAATCCTTGTACCCCCTTGAGCTTTATGCTTCCGACCTTTATCATCTGCAGCTACACTGAACGTTTTATAATTTATAAACAAAACCATGTCCGCCCACTCTTTGACTAATGGAGCTGTCTGTGAGCTCGTCTTTTTTCCAAGTTTCAATTGATAACGATCATAAGCGCCCATTTCGTCTGGTTGTTCAAACTTTACAATTTGACTATGTGCAGTAAGAACAACATGTATACCTGCTTCAATAACGTCACTCAGCTTATTCAGAAAGCGCCCGAGTTCTTCTTTTGCATAAATATAACCCTGTCCATAACCGAAGTCCTCAATACCTTTTTTATTGTGTTGAGCACAAACATAGTTCGTGCATTGCATTTCAGCCCAATCAATGGTGTCAATTACAAGCGTTTCAAAGCGCCCCGCCTGCTGTTTAACCCAATCGACTTGTTGTTGCAACATTGTCCAACTTGTTGGTGCTGGTAAACGATCTACTTCTAATTCCGTTGTGGAACCCTCTGTGTCGATGAAAATAGGTTTCGGAAATTGAGATGCTAGAGAGGACTTTCCTATCCCCTCTGGACCATACAAAACAACTTTCTTTGCCTTTTCGATTTTTCCACTGATTACTTCCATGGATTAAAATTCACCCGCTTTCCAAGTTTTTGCCTGTGGTTGCTTTATTTCCTGGGCTTGCTCTACAATGCTTTGACCGACAACATAACCATCCTCAATAATGATCGAACATTCTTCTCCCGTGCCAACTCGTGTAGCTATGGCCTGCAAACCTTCTCCTTCTAACCATTCACCAAACTCCGTAAGTGTTTCGTTATCCATTTGTTCCAATTTGTCTAAGAGGATAAAGCCACAATCAGGTTTTAGTTTACGAACAATAGCTGTAGATACGCGTAACTGATCAGCGCCACTCATGTTATCCCACTTTTGACCGTTGTAAATTAAATCCCCATCTTCAACAGATAAACCTGGCAATGGTAAATCGGCATTCCCTAACAACTCCGACTTTTCCTTTCTAACATCTTCAATGGAAGCTGATAGTTTATCGTACTGTGCTCTATAATCAGCCGCATCTGTTTCTGCCTTATCTTTATCTAGATTTGCACGTACTTTGCGGTTGATTTCGTCAATTTGTTGAATATTAGCTTGCAATTCTTCTGTTGACTCATCTACGAGATCCAATGCATCTTTTTGCGCAATTTCTAAATCATTACCTAATGCAGCATAAGCAGCTTCTGCTTCTTGCAATTGTTGTTTTATGCGTTCAATTTCTTGTCCTTTAGCTTCATACTGTGATTTTATTTGTGCAAGCTGTTGGCGTTTACGCTGATTCTCTCCGTTTTTTGCTAGAATAGCTTGTTGTTGTTCGATAAGTTCGGAGGCAGAAACAAGCTCTTTCGGTGCATCAGGGTAATAAGTTTGTTCCTTCGCAAACTTTGCTTTTTGAGTAGCAATTTGCCCTATAGTGCGCCGCTGGTTATAGAGTTCCTGCTCCTTTGTTTCTAAATCATGAAGCTTGTCTCCTACACCTATAATGCGCAATAAAATATTCGCTTTTTCTTTGCTGGTAGAATTCATGAATTTCGGTAGATCAATAGCCAATTGTTCTACAAAACTATCTAATAATTGTTGGCCTGCTTTTTGACCGTTAGGATCGATAACTTTTAAATCGCTATTTTTACCTTTACGCTCCACAACTAATCCATTGGATAGAGTTAGTTGTAGATAAGGAGGAACTACAGAACCATCCCTATTAGCTTGACTAGGGCGGAATTTATTTCCCCCTAACCCCCAAGCAATAGCATCTAGTACACTCGTTTTACCTTGCCTGTTTTTCCCACCAACTATTGTTAACCCGTTGGCAGTAGGCTCTATTTTGACAGCTTTCACCCGTTTGACATTTTCTATTTCAAGCTTGTTAATTTTAATCAATGTACGTTCTCCTCTCCTTAAGCAATAATAGTAATTCTTCCAGTTTCCATTTCTTTAGCTAACTCTGCTTTTAAGTATTCGCGTACATTAATAATTGCTTGATTTCTCCAAGCACCCCCATCAGCTTCAAAAATGGCACCAGTTGGACCATCTTTCATCCTGAAAATAAAATTACTCTCTGGCTGTTCAACTTCTAAAAATGTACGATATGGTGCTAAAGTAACTGGATTTGGAACAATTACATCATCTGCTGAAGCAATACCTGTTTTAATAGTCACTGCTTGAGAAACACCATTGTCTCCTGTTTGGCGAACATTTTCTTCTTTCACGTTGCCAACTACTTTTAGAATCAAATCACGATCCTTTGTTTTAGTGAATTTGGATTGAAAAGCAATAATAAGTTCTTCAGCATCAAGAAAGTCCCCGTAAGCAAATCTTGGTACAATCGCATTGGCAACCACTAGAGTTTCTCGGCCACCATCTGACTCAAGCAATCCACTCAACGTTACTTTTTTTTCGTTCACTACTTGTAAGAAAAACTGTTGATCTTTACGTTCAAGATTCGATTGAATATAACTAACTAATCCTGTTAGAGTGTTTAACTCAAGTTCATATTGCGCTCGACCATTTGTCGGTTGTACTTCCCTTGCCGTTCCGTTATCGTCAATAAAAAACATACGATCTTTATTATCGGAATCTATTATTTCCACAACTCTTTCATCTGGCTTAATTCCCAACTCTGTTAAATATTTAATAGCTTCTTTAATCATGGTAATTACCCTCTCTCTTTTTGTAGATTAATCACATTTTTTCTGTTCTGTTCTTGTTCAATAACATCAACTGGAACACCAACATCTGTTTTTTGATTGAGATCATCGTCAAAATAAGTCTGTCCTGGTACTTTTGATTTGAGCTCTTTCGCTTCAATGTTTCCATCCGTTAAATCCTTGTCAGTAAGTACCGTAATAGATGTATCTACTACATTTGCTAACTTAATGGCTATGTTGCTGTTTAACTTCACGATTTGACGATTCTCATCCGGAACGAATTCTAACTTTATAGTGACAATACGCTTATCCTGTGCTTTCGTATTTGGATCATGAATGTTGTCGAATACCTTTTTTAACTCTAAGTCCAACTTTTCTTGGATAGCACCCTCCGCTAAACCAGAAAGTGGTAAATCAATTTTTCTCTGAACCATTTCTCTAAATCCCCTTTCTGTGGTATAATCACCACAAGTTATTGTTTTACTATTGGTAGTCAGTTGCAGCTGACTGCCTTTTTATTTTCCGCCAGTAACTTTCCGTCAAGTGTCCAGTATTGATGTATTTCTTCACCAGTTGAATTACTACTTACTGTAAGTATTACTGGTACAACTTCAGCTTTACTTGGAGTTGTAACCACATTTCTCACCTCTTTTCCTAAAGTTGCAAAGCGTTTTTGATTAAATTCATCATGAGCTTGTTTTGCTTTCACACTTGTTTTGGTCATGTCAGCTTTAACTGTTAGTACATCATCACGTCTTAATTGGGATATTTTATATGTCACTGATTGATAAGGACGGTTTAACGCTCGAGCAAGCTCTTTGGTGTTAGTTGTATAACCATTTTCATCAAACTGAATGTTATTAATGAGATAATGGACATCACTTGAGTTCCACATTTTTTTAGATGTAGTTTTTATAACCCCTTTCCTCCGTAATCTGCCTATCACGCTATAAATAGATGACTCTGTTCTACCTAGCGATTCTGCAATTTCTTTAGCAGTAGAGCCTTTTTTTACCATGAATTTTATCCTTTTTATGTCTTCATCCGAATAAGGTTTTCCAGCTGTGTCAATTGCTTTTCCTTTATCAATTTCAGGAAAGTCACCCTCTTGTCTTAGTAACCAAATACGCTTTGAAACAGCACTAACACTACGATTTAAATGCTTTGCCATTTGTTCTAGATTAACAACGTCATTGGTACTATCTAAGAGAGCAGCACGTTTAATGTATCCAACCTCTTTAGTAGTCCATTGTCTTCTCAAATTTACGTCACCTCCTGTCAAATGATCATTAGCACAATAACAATACCTATTACTAAAGCACCCATTAGGCTACCTTTAGCCAATTAAACTCACCTACCTTTTTAGTGGTATAACTTGCTTTCTATAGTCTCGAAAAACTTTTGCTAAATCTGAGTTCAAAGGTGACCCGATTTTGATGTAACAGTCCGTACAGCAAAACAAGTCTGTTTCAGCATGGTAAGTTCCTTCATCCATTCTCACGTAATCGTTTGGACTCATCTCGTTAAAATTGGCTTGCTCAATATATTCAGGGATATCTCTCGGCGCCCTTTTGCAAAATGGACAATGCATTGCTTCACCTCCTTTCATATTGTGGTTACTTTTATTTTTCCAACAGAACGAAACCCTGCATAAACATAGCCGATACCATAATTGATCACGAAATGTATATCCGATGAAACAAGATGCGGAAACACCATGCTTAAAAGGTTATTGAAATTCACTACCTCCATATCTTCCGTAACAGTCACATTGTTTCTTCCTAAATCAGTAATTTTAACTCGGAACATTGGCTTCACCTCCTTTCAAGAGCTTCTTCTAACTCACCCTCCAATGCTTCATCAGCTAATTCAGCTTCATAGTTTCTTTTCACATTCTCCAACCGTTCTTTATCTCCCACTTAATCCTCTCCTTCAATAATTAACAATTAGCAGCCAATTACCAACGACCACAATCCCAAAAGCGACAGGATAAAACACATCAGGATCCAGTAGCTTATTCAAAACCAATTCCTCCTGATTGATTCTTGCTTATCTATTTGATTCAATAGCGATCGTGCTTCATCAGTCGTATCCTTGCTGTTTTTCATACGCTGTAACTCTTCTAGCGCATTAGCTACATTACGATGGTGCACTGCAGCTTTTTCAAACTCTCCTTGTGCGACATAACGGGCAGCATGCATAAAGTTGTAATCATAAACAGCTAACTGCTTGTCGGCTTTTTCTTGGTCTTTTAGTAGAAACATAGAAAGATTTGCCATAATGATCTCCTTTCTTTCCCTCACTTTTGGTAGAATAAATGTGAAGGAGGGTATAGATTTGAAATTTATAATATGGTTGAAACATTTTAAAGAAATCAACAGACCAGTAGGTGACTTAGCGTACGATATTCTTAGGGATAGAAAATTTCCAAACTCTAACAGCTATGCTGATATGAGTTCCTATTTAGAACGAAAACTTGACCGGAACCAATTTAAAATGTTTGAAAAACTCTACGAGCTATATAAATCGGATATTAATTAGTACTTTTCATATCTTTTTCTTCCGGTTATCGGGTCGGCGGTTGCATCCCTGGAATAAGGTCCCACGCTTTTTCTTCGATTTGCTTCTTTTACAACTAGCTTCATCAGTTCAGAACGGCGCAGATCTATTTCTTGCGGGATGCCGTTTTCCAAAACAGTATCTACTGCCTGTTCAAAGGCGCTTCTTAGATTAGATAACTTATCAAACATCTATCTCCCTCCCTCAAAATCTCTTGCATAACTAACTTGTCTATAAAGCTTCATTACTTCCGGGTTGTTGAATGTATACGCTGCTGAATACAACAACGGAATGTTATATGTCCTTGCCATATCCTCCATCAAAGTAACTAACCGTTTGTTACGTATCCGTTTAGGTGCTTGCATGATGTTGTTGTATCTATCACGGAACGATTGCAGTTCTTGGGTCATTTTGCTTCCTCCTTACGTATTTCTGTATTCCAACGTCTACCCACGACTATTTTTTTTATTACCATTCAGATACAATTTCTTCTATTGCTTTAAAAGTTGGTTCGGCAATCCACCAACGTTTCCGGTTTTTCCTTCTTTCATGAACCTTAATTCTTGGATCAGATAAAATCTCTTTTTCCAAATATCGAACTGACATACAAGTTAATTCTGCAAGTTTGTTAATATCGACCAGTAATAAACGTTGATTTATTTGTTCTTGCAATTTACTTTCAATGAATTCTTTTACTGCTTTCTCGTTGATATTCACTTGCACATTTGCAGGGATCAAACCAACAACTCCTTTACTAAATACCTAATATCTTTTTGATATGCTTAGCATGTTCTTGCGCTTTTGGCCCTGTTTTTCTACCGTTAATAATGTCACTTAAATACACAGTAGATATCCCCAGAATTTCGGCTAATTGTTTTTGGCTCATTTTACGTTTGAACAACTCAGAACGAACTTCTAATGCTAAAGTTTCAGGCATAAAAAACACCTCTTTTCACGAATGTTAATTTATAAGCTAAAATGTTAGCTAATTTTATTGACCCAAATTAGCTTATATGATATTATCAATTCATAGCTAAATAAGACTTTAAAAAAAGCCTGTATTACACATTTTGTTACGCCCCCCAGCGAAAAAAATGTATTTTAATAGGTCATATTTTTTATTGTCTTTTCAGCTAACAAATTAGCTTATGAACACAGTTTAATATCAAATAAACTAATTGTCAATAGAAATATTAATTTATTTGATAATTTCCGTTTTTTATAAGCTTGGGAAAGGTTGACGGTAATGGGTTTAGTAGAAAAAATAAAAAATTTATGTAAAGAGAAAAAAATAACTGTTGCAGAACTGGAGAGACAGACCGGAATATCCAATGGACAAATTAGAAAATGGGATGATTCTACTCCTGGAGTAGATAAACTTAAGAAAGTAGCCGATTACTTTGACGTATCTGTGGATTACCTTCTGGGTCGCACAGAAAAGAAACGATACTATGATTTAACAGAAAAGGACGAACAAAGTATTCAAAAAGAACTTGAAAGAATGATTAATAACATGGACAACGAGTCTGGATTTGCTGCGTTTGACGGAAGCACTATAGATGAATTGGATGAGGAAGATAGAGAAATGTTGATCGCTTCTTTGGAAACCTCATTACGCATCGCTAAGAGGATAGCTAAAAAGAAATTCACCCCTTATAAATATAGAGATTAGGAGTGAGTCAGTGTGGATATTAAACATAAAGTTGATTCTCTCATCAAAAAATACGATACTAATAATCCTTTTAAAATAGCCGAAGCAATGGACATAGTTGTTAGAACAATACCCCTGGGGAAGATATTGGGGTTTCATACTAGGCATGCCCGTGTGTCTATTATCCACATCAACGAAAACGCATCTACAGAACAACAAATCTTTACCTGTGCTCACGAACTTGCTCATGCCATACTGCATCCTGAAATTAATACACCTTTTTTGAAATTTAATACATATTATTCGACTAGCAAAATAGAGGTAGAAGCTAATACATTTGCAATTAAATTGGTTTTTAGAAAAGATATGACCTCCACTATTACTATAAAAGATGCTGTAGAAAATTACGGCATACCTGAGCAACTGCTCATTAAAAATTTTTACGATTAAAACAGAACAAACGTTTCTTTAGAGGGGGTGATGCAAACATTTCTATCCAACAACGTCTACCCACGTTGAAAAGGGATGAGAAAAATGAAATTAAATAAAACAAAAACTGATGACGAAATTTATTACTATGTATTGAAGTCAGGTGAAAAGCGTTATATGTATCGCCATAAATACTACGATACTTTAGGGAATAGGAGAGAGAAGAAAAAGAGTGGTTTTAAAACAGAGAAAGAAGCTCTTAAATCTCTTTTGGGAGTAAAGGCTGCATTTTTAAATGGAAACGCTAAGCAAGTAGAACACGATCAAATAACCGTATCGCATTGGCTAGATATATGGTATGCAATGAATGAAAAATCTTGGGGAGTAAAGACAAAAAAAGATAGAAAAGCGCTCATTGACAACTATTACAAACCATTATTAGGTAAATACAAATTGCTTCAAGTTGATAAAAACACTTATGTAAGGCAATTTATTAATCGGCTACACGATATGGAACTTTCGCCAAACACAATTGACCTTTACCATAATATTTTTAAGATTGCTATTAATGCTGCTGTGGATGACGAAATAATTGACAAAAACAGGGTTAAAAAAGTTGTAGTTAACCGAGAAAAGAAAAAGGACAACTTTCTAAAACCAGAGGAATTAACATTATTTTTAACCAACGTAAAAAAGCATGGCAATATTACAAACTACACTCTAGTACAACTTTTAGCTTATACGGGATTAAGAAGTGGGGAAGCCGCAGCATTAAAATGGTTAAATATTGACTTCAAAAATGAAACTGTTACAGTAGAACATACTAGGGATAAGCTGGGTATTAGGCCTCCCAAAACAAAAAACAGTTACAGGACTATCAAAGTTGACAAAGAGGTGATCGGCCAATTAAAAAAATATCGAAAATGGTGTGCTGAGGTAAAGTTATCTTTAGGAAAGAAACTTAAAGAAAACGACTTAGTTTTTATTACGCACCACGGAAGAGAAATAGGTCACTATTATCTCGGTCAATTTCTCAGTGACTTTTATAAAAAAGTTGATTCTGATGATATTTCTTTAAAAAAGATAACTCCTCATGGATTGCGCCATACTCACGCAACCACCCTTATAAGTTTAGGGGTACCACCTAACGCAATAGCTGAACGTTTAGGTAACACAATAGAGATGGTTAATAAAACATATGCTCATTTCTTTGAAGATCTAGACATACAATCAGCTATAGTATTCGGTGAATTTTTAGCAAGTGGGGCTAAAATTGGGGCTAGGTAA